AATATAAACAATATCTTTTTTGAAATGTGTTAAACATTTGAAAAAAAATAAAATCATATAATAGTATAAATATGTCTGCGGGTACAGCCCAGATTGTTGCCGTAGGTGCCCAGGATGTCCATTTGGTGGGAAATCCTGAGGTCTCATTTTTTAAGTCATCCTACAAACGCCACACAAACTTTGCCCAAAGTGTTGAAAAGCAAGTGTTGCAAGGTGTTGTCAAAAACGAAGGCATGTCATCTATTCGTTTCGAGCGAAAGGGGGATTTGTTGAGTTATGTGTATCTCGCTCCAGTGAACGCTGCGGGAGACCAACATGCTGATATTTCCGATTGGTCTACAGTAATTGATAAGATCGAACTTCTAGTGGGTGGTCAAGTTGTTGATACACAAGATGCTTACTTTACAGAGCGTATTGCTCCAGATGTTTTGGCTTCTACTCACTCTAAGGCTAAGGGTGTTCATTTTGGTCGTGGTAAGTCAAGTGCTTTCTATCCATTGCGCTTCTTCCACTGTGAAAATTATCACGCCTGTATTCCACTCGTTGCCCTTCAATACCACGACGTTGAGATGCGAATAAAGTGGGGGTCAGGTGCTGAATCCTACCGTTGGGAAGCATTTTCCAACTACATCTACTTGGACAACGACGAACGCAATATGGTTGCTTCCAAACCACATGACATCTTGTGCTTCCAAGTTCAAAGCGTCCTCGGTTCTGGTAATAAGATTCAAGAACTTGTATTTAACCACCCAGTTAAATTGATTGCTTCTTGTCCAAATGTTTCAGGTTCAGATGGTTCAGTGAATGTTTTGACAGCTGGAAACAAGGTGAAGTTGCAAGTGAATGGTGTTGATATTTCTGATTTTAAATTCGCTCATCCAAACTATTCCACTGTTCCATCCTATTATCACGTTCAGGACAAACTTTCCACAGATGCGGAACTCTTCCTTTACAGTTTCTGCTTGGACACAGCTAAAACTCAACCAACTGGTTCACTCAATTTCAGTCGTATCGATTCAGCTCGTTTGTTGTCATCTAATCAAGATTTCGATGAAAAAATTTACGCGATCAATTATAACATTTTACACATAGAAAAGGGTATGGGAGGCTTAATGTATGCCAACTAAACCTAAAAGATAATAAAACAATATACAATTTTACCATGCTTCAGAACAACTATGGTAAAAATGTTTTTATATAATAAATGTGGAAATACGTGATCCTTTTGGGGATTGTTTTTGTTTTAACTTATGACCCTAAATCCAAGCGAATTGAAAATTTTATTGAAAAACCCGTGGCTAAACCAAAAGATGAATACCAACATTATCAACAAGTTCAATTTGCTTCCCCTCAACCAGTGGAAGATATGGGATATAAAGCTAGTTTGGGTGCGATAGTTGCTTAAAAAACTAATGCTCTTAAAAAGTATAATGTTTACACGAGAGAATATTACACTTGTTGTCATTGCCTTATGTGTAATTTCAACCGTTTATCTATTCAAGGAGATGCGAGACCTTAAGAACGCACCACCCCAAGTAATGAGAGTTCCATACCCAGTTCAAATGTCTAAAGAGCGAATGGAGGCACCACCAGTCTCTCAAACACGACAAATTGAAGTGCATGAAGAAGAGGAAGAAGAAGAAGTTAAGGGAAGTTTGAGTTTGGAAGAAAATATCGAATAATAAAAAATGTGGTTATTATAACTTGCGACATCGCAATGAAGAAATATAAGTCTATAGCTATTCCTGTATCGTTTTCAGGTGATAAACCACGATTTCTTACAGTTAGGGACCGCCGTTTCAAAGAATGGATATTTGTCACAGGCGGGTGTCGAAAAAGAGAAATACCCAATCCCCTAAGATGTGCCCTTAGGGAATTAGAAGAGGAAACACGAGGAGTTGTTTCATTAAAACAATGTGACTATACAGAATATAAGTTTTCAGTCAAAGATGGTCAAGATGAACTTATTTATAATGTATATGTCTTTTTTGTTCCTTACAAGAGATGCGAACAAATTGAAATTATATCAAAATTTAATAATGAAAAAGTCAAAACAAACCAAAAGAAAATTGCCCGTCTTCCAATAAAGAAAACATTTGATGAAAATGATTATTTGAGTTGGGATACACTAGAAGAATTCAACAACAGGAAGAGATGGGATCTAATTGTTGATAATATCATAAAAAATCCAAAGTTTTATTCATGTGTTTCTTCTCACTCTAGAAAAACATTCAGTATAAAGTAAGAATGTCATCACATTCAAAAAGCTTTATTTTGAAACAAATAAAAGATATACTCATTAAAAAACATGATTTTACAGAAGAAGCTGCACAATCATACATTGAAACCAACAAGGATAAGAAAGCGTATGAACTTTTGGTAATAAAAAGAGACCTTAAGAGAGGACAACAAGACGAGGAGGAAGAAAATGAAGATGTCTCAATTTCAACGAGATTAAAAAATTAAATCTATATTTTTATAAGTATCCATGTTCAGAACCTGGTGTTATAAAAATAAATTTAACAATGCCAGCTCTCTATCACATGTATTAATGGACAAGGGTGTCCTATCAATCCCATTTGATAGATTGGATGATTTCTACACAAAGTGTGTAGAGTGTATAAAAAGTGGTGAAAAGATTTATGTTGTGGAACAGAAGACACCTTTTTATAACTTTTTTGTTGATGTTGATTTTAAAGATGAAGAAGCATTAGGTTTGGAACAAATTAAAAATATTTCAAAAATAATTTGTGATAAAGTTAAATCATTGGGTGGAAAAGATTGTATTATTTCTGTTGCAGAACCAAAAAAAGTTCAAGATAATTTAATCAAAACAGGTATTCATCTTAATTGGTTTGGTTTTGTTGTGGATCAAGAGGGTGCTCTATCCCTGAGAGACCACATTGTTTCAACCCTTAAGACGGCATATGGGGGTCAGGATTGGAATGATATTATTGATGTGGCAGTCTATGGAAACCTTGAAAAACAGACAGCGGGAGCTGGTTTTAGAATGCCTTGGTCTCACAAGATGGGTAAGCATGATGCATGTGAAGGCAAAGGGTGTGAAGGTTGTGATAATGGAAAAGTCACACAATCCCCTTATCTCCCAGTTTATAAATACATTCATGGACCATTGAGCATGATCCAAGAAGTTTCACAAGAACCCACCGTTCAAATGCTTAAATTGACAACAGTCAGGACTAACTGTGAAGCACCCGCAAGAATTAAACCTCTTTCAAAGGCTAAATCCAATTTTATAAAAGAAGGTGGTTTCACAAAGCATCAAACAAAAAATGAATTCATAGATAGTGAAATCCAAGCATACCTTGAGACTTTCATTCGTAGGAGTATGGAGGGACAACAGAATGCTCGTATTACAAAAATGTTTAAACACAAAAAATGTTATTTGATTTCTACAACCTCACATTATTGTGAAAACTTGGGTAGAGAACACAATTCTAATCATGTATGGTTCTTTTTGTCAAACAATTTAATCATGCAAAAGTGTTTCTGTGATTGTGAAACAAATAGAGGGAGGCGTTCAGGGTTTTGTAAAGATTTTACGGGAAGAAGACATGTTATTCCTGAAAAATTAGTTGAAAAGTTATATACAAAAGAGGACAATATACCAGAAAAAAAGGAAGTAAAAACACAAGTTGTTAAGAATGATGATATAAATGAACTCTTGGCACGGTTTATAAATAAAAACATGTATGGTCAAAAGGATGTAGAGGTCATAGGTGTTCTTAAAAAGGGAAAGAATTACACAGTTGAAACAACATCAATGTTCTGTGAAAAAGCAAACGAGGAACACGACTTTTGTATTCCTTTCAGTATTGAAAAAGATGTAATAAAGTGTGCTTGTCCCTGTAAATCAAAGAAATTTGCTCCCAGGGGACATATCCTTTACTCTAAAATTGTAGATAAGCTTAATCCAGCAAAGAAAAAATAGCCATTTATTGTAATGATTAGTGTAGTTCTTATTGCATTTGTCGTGTATTTTGCCGTTAAAATGATAAAAAGAGATGTAGATGACTTTTCACATATCAAAGAAATTCAGAAGAAGATACATAAATATTCAGGAGTTAATCCAGACTACTATGAACAATATCTCGCAAATTTCAACTTAGCCAAACATACAATAAAAGATGTGAATCAATCAAAGGTATTTTTTCACCAGGCGATACAATACCTCGAGGAACTTTCTCTTTTTGGTGTTGCAGGGGATTTAGATATTCACGACGAGATGACATATTTAATACAAGAACTAGGATATAATTTTGAGAAGATGTTATTGAACTCAGCAATAAATAGCGGTGTCCGCTTTATTCCAGTGTATTTAAATGAGAAAATAACGGCTTAAAAACATCTTTAAATAACTATATAATGAGCCCTTCAACTGTAAAAACACGCGCAGGTCGTATTTCCAAGCCAATTGAAAGATTAGACCCAGAAGAAGACATTATAGATGATTTTACAGATGAAGAAGATTTTGATACAGAAGATGAATTTGATGGTGATTCGGACGAAGAAGAAGAAGAAGTTGAAGAAGAAGATGCAGATAACGAGGGTAATTTGAAGGATTTTGTTGTATATTCTGAAGACGAGGAAAACGATGATTACGAAGAATGCACTGACGACGAAGAAGATGATTATGAAACCGAAGAAGAGGAGGAATATGATTCAGAAGAGGAAACAGACGATGAGTGCGACGATTAAGCTTAAAAAGATAAAGTTATACTTATTAAATGGAGACGGAGATAGGTGTTCCAATTGAATACGATGCAGACAAGGATTTTAATAATAAAGTATTGTCTAGGGGAGATAAACAGGAACCATTTACAACGTCTATTTCACAATTGATTGATAATGAAAGAGATTATGTTCCACCAAACCCATTACCAGAAAGGTTACATGATGAGAGGGGACCCATTCCACAAAACCCAAGAGACTATAACGGACCACCACCCCAACAATATTATGAAGAACCGATGTATTATCAGCAACCACCACCACAACAACAACCGATAATATATCAGAATAACGATATGTTTTCATCTTTTGATAAAACTGTTTATATTGGTCTTTTCATCGCCGTTGTTTTAGGCTTCTTCATCGGGAGAAATAGCTCTCAACCCTTGATCATCAGACCAGGATGATTGACCTGTAAAATCACCAATTGGACCAGTTTCAACTTCTGAGAAATATGCGCGACCAACAACCAAAGGATCTGTAATTAAATCCTTACCCACATCCTGTGGCGTTACTGCTCTGTCTTGCCTTCGTGTATACACGGTGTATGTCAGAAGAATAATCCCACCAACAATACCAAGTGTTAATATATTAAAAAGAACACTCAATCTAATTAAGAAAAAAGCACATATCAAGATTATTATAAATAATGTTTGAAAGTTATCCATTATTTATAATAGCCAGTTATTTTTTTTGATTTTTTTAATTAATACTTACCTTACGCTTCTGTGATTTCACCTTCTTCCTTTTCCTTGTTTTCCTGTTCTTCCTTCCACTTCTTATCCGCTTCCTCCCGTTCCTTCTTGCGTTCTTCGATCTCAGCCGCAACAATCGCATCGGCTTCCTTCACCAATTCCTCCATTGGAGTATCTGGCTTTTCCTTTTGGAGGCGTTCCAATACCTCAGCTGGGTGGCTGACTGGAGCTTCATCTGGCTTGTTGTAATACTTACTGTGCTCATCACCTGGTTTGAGGAATGGCATCTTTTCACTTTGTTTGACAGCCATCATATCAGACTTACGCTCCTCAAAGTGTCGCGCAGCCGCCAATTGGTTTTGCTTGTAACCATCCATAATCTCCTGAAGTTGATCATTGGTGTAATTCACATCCTCAATAGACGTGGGGTCTGGTGGGATGAGAAGCCATTGGTACATGTTGCAAACATAGATGTCAAATGTATTTTCTTCTTCCTGAAGCTTCTTGGCATGCTTAGCAGCTTCCTCTTGGGTTCCAAAGCACCCACGAATCTTAATTCCAAATTTATCATGTTTTTGTGGAGCTTCTGGTCCAATACAAGAAATACAAGCCCATTCTTGACCTGGAACAGTAATTGAATCACGAGTAAGAGAAGTCATTATAAAATACTATGAAATGACGTCTTTAAGTCAAAAATAAACCTGATAATGCTTTATAGTATGGATACTTTTAGTTGTAGGGTCATTTATCCATATCTTTTTATAACCCTCTAGAAGCTTTTCTACTCTTTTATCATCATAGAACCTTTCATATAAGGGGTTTATAAAAAATACCTTATGTATGTATTTTGTTTTATAAGGAAATGTATTTGAACATAAAACATGTGGTGTATAGGGACTATCAAATAATTTTGTTTTAATATATTCCTCTATATCTCCAAATAATTCTTTTGTTATTTTTTTATGAATATTATATCTTTCATAATCATCTAATTCCCTTTTTAACATTCTTGTGTTATAATTATTTTATTTTTTTTCATTATTTATCTCAGAAACAATGAAAGAAGATTTGAGAAAACAAAAATTATTGAAAAGAACAGAGATGGAACAAGAAACAGAAAATAAAAATTGTATTGAATGTGGTAAAGAATTAGAAAGGGGTGAATTATCATTAAAATATTTTTGTAGAGGGTGTTATGATGCCTTTTCTTCATGTCATATTAGAAGAAGAGAGGGCATTAATTGTATGAATTGTGATAGAGTAGGTGTTCATGGGTTTATTTGGAATAGATGTCAGCATGTTTGTTGTGTTCAGTGTTACAAAGATACACCACATCAAATAAAATTTGAAGTCCTAAGAGCAAAAAATCCAAATACAAGATGTGCCATCTGTGCTAAAACAGGTGTAAGAAATTGTGAGTACACTAAAAATGGGAGAAGACTATTCTAATGTTTTCAGACCAAAACCAGATTGTGCCTTTGGTAATCTAGTTCTTTCAATGCTTTCCCATTTTATTTCCGCAGAAAATCCAAAATTCCACAAAGATGTTTTTCTCTATGGAAGAGATAAATTTATTCAATCAATTCAAACTGTTGATATTGAAGAAGTTCCAGTTGGTAATGCAACTATTAATTCAGAAGATATGAAAATTCTTCATCTAAAATATTTGAATACAACTGAAGTCATGAATATAATGATAAGACCAACTGAATATTTAAAACAACACATTGACAAATATTATGAACAAGTAAAAGATTGTGTCGCAGGGTTTCATTGTAGAAGAGGACTTTCTTGTGAAGATTCAGCTCAATTTGGTTACTTTCCATTCGCAAACATGAAAGCTGTGGATGCCATGATACACGAAGCACTTCGTTTGGACGCCCCTGTTTACTTTTTGAGTGATTCAGTTTCTACAAAAGAATATATAAAATCAAGAGTTCCCAAAGCAGTGTGTCTTGATTTTAAAATTGGTTTTACCGCAGATGAACATTCACAATTTTGTGATGTTGAAGATGAAACAATGGATGCCAAATTAAATAGTTTTGTTGAATGGTTTTTGTTGTCTAAAATGCCTAGGGTCTACATGACAAATGGTGGAATAAATGGAAGAAATGTTGTTGAGTTTGTTGAAGAAGGTTTAACATCTACATATGGATATTCCGCAGCACTTTATGGGGGTAAAATTCCTTATTATGTTTTTAATGACGGTTACATATTTCAACCAGTTGCAGCAGATACTATTGAAAGACATGGTTTGAGATATAATTGGTCTGATATATTAACAAGAAAATTTATTTCATATTCCCTTTGGGGAGACAATAAAGTATATACATATGGAATGATTGAAAATGTAATCCTCGCAAGAAAATATTTTCCAATGTGGGTTGTTAGAATTCATTATAATGAAACAGTTCCCGAGGAAATAATAAAATGGTTAGGAAAACAACCAAATGTATATTTAGTGAAACATAGGGGCACCGAAAAAAGAGCCGCAAATACACTTTGGAGATATAATGATTTATTTGTTGGAATAGATGATGATTATGGTTCAACAGTTATATTTAGAGATTGTGATTCAAGGTTGTCTGAAAGAGAAAAAATATTAGTTGAGGAATGGCTCAAATCAAACAAGGATTGTCACATCATTAGGGATCATCCTGGTCATACATGTCCCATTTTAGCTGGAACTTTTGGGGCTAGGAATAAATTATTAAAATATTTACCAAACAGTTTGAACCAACAAGATATTAATAAACCCCCATGTGAATTTGTTGAGGGCAAACATGTTTTCATTAATTACTTAACAAACATAACCCCCGAAACAGATAATTATATTGTGGATCAGCGTTTCCTTGCTTTTCTGTATCCATTAATTATTATGAAAGCATTCGTTCATTGTAGTGACAATAAATATGAACCTTTCGCGGAGGATATAGAAAAGGTTGAAACAGGATTTGTTGGAGAAGTTATATATACTGCCCCCAACGCTGCAAAATTATTTGGTGAGGATGAAAACACAGAATTTGTCAGAGAATATCAAACTCAAACATTGTAAATCTTGAGAATTTCTTCAACCGCGGGGTGTCTAACAATGTCTTCACCGTGCATCTCAACTCTTTCAATATATTTAAATTCACCATCATATTCTTTCATTCTTTGACTTAAATCCCATAGACCATTTGTTTTTTCACTAAGATCACTTTGTTCCAAATCACCAGAAATAACCATCTTTGAGTTTTCACCCAAACGGGTCATAACCATCTTAATTTGGTTAATTGTGCTGTTTTGCATTTCGTCAGCAATAATGAATGTATCATTAAATGTTCTACCTCTCATGTATCCCAAGGGAGCAATTTCAATGTATCTTTCCATTTTTGACATTGAAAAACTTTTTTCAAAAACATCATACATTGGTCTGACCCAAGGTTCCATTTTTTTATCAATATCACCAGGCAAGTAACCCATATCTTCGTCGGCTGCTACAATTGGTCGTGTTAAGATAATTCTTTGACACTTTCTTTCTTCCAATAATTCAATGGCCATCTCACAGGCCAACCTTGTCTTACCACACCCAGCTGGTCCAGTGGCAACAATGATTGGCTTCTGAGACTGTAGCGCCTTTATATAAGATGCTTGACCAGGTGTTTTTGCAAGGTAATCCATATTATGAAATATATAAACATTATTTTATAATATAATTAAACGATGATTGTGAATAATTACTCCCTAATTAAATTTACACCAACAAAAAGATATGCTTCAATTGTGGATCCCCAGGGTATTCCTAGGTTTGTATGTTTTCCAAACGAAGGCGTAGCACAAAAATGTGTAAAAGATATATGTAAGCATAGATGTGAATATGGTTCTTGGCCTTCTGTTGATTTTACACATAAGACTGCTACACTCAAAAAGAAAAATCCCCAAGGTAGAAAAAGAAAATTAGAAGAATTGGAGAGATGTTTTATTATTGAAAATATGGACGATGAGCAATTTACAACTTTTGCACAAGGTTCAGGGGCACATTTTTTGTATTGCCATGAATTTAGTTTAGTTCCCTCACCACATAATACATTGGATGTAAGAATGAAGGGACAAGAAATTATTGTTCATGAAAATATTGATTTATACAGACAGAAGTTAGAGGCTGTATCAATGTTTAATGATGAGGAAAATATTAAAGAAGAATAAATTTGTAATAATTAAATGTGTGGCATTGTATGCACGTTTGGTAATCCTATTGATGTCCCAGTTGGCTTACTAGAACATAGAGGTCCCGATGATTATAAACGAGATAGTCTAGGTAAATGTCAGATAGATTATTATCGTCTCGCAATCAATGATTTAACACAAGATGGAATGCAACCTTTCAAATCAGAACAACATATATTTGCATGTAATGGTGAAATATATAATCATAAACAATTCAGACAAGGAAAAGAAAAATCCACAAGTGATTGTATTGTTGTCCCAGATATGATTGAACGAATGGGTATTAAATTAACGCTCACATATATCAATGGTGATTATGCTTTCGTCTATTCAGATGGTAAAAGAATTATTGTAGCCAGGGATCCCCTAGGTGTTAGACCATTGTTCTATGTAAAATATGATAAAGATTCTTATGCTTTTGCGAGTGAAGCAAAGGCTCTTTTGTTTTTGAATAAAAAAATTAATATTTTCCCACCAGGATACTTTTATGATTCACTTATTGGTGATTTCATTTGTCATCACAATGTGTATTGGTCTCGTTCCATGGATACAAGAAAATCTATTGAAAAGGAATGGATTAAAAATACTTTAGAAGATGGAGTTAAATTAAGAATTAAAACAACAGATAGACCTATTGGATTTTTATTGTCAGGTGGTTTAGACAGTAGTCTTATTGCTTCCATTGCACAAAAACAATTAGGAAAGATTAAAACTTTTTCAATCGGTGTCAAAGATAGTCCAGATTTGGTGGCAGCCAAAAAAGTTGCTGATTATTTGGATTCAGATCACACTGAAATTATATTTACTGCCGAAGAGGGTATTGCCGCTTTAGAAGATGTTATTCATTCACTTGAATCATATGACACTACTACAGTGAGAGCTAGTATTCCAATGTATCTTTTGTGTAAATACATCAAAGAAAACACTCCTTGTAGATACATATTTTCAGGGGAAGGAAGTGATGAAGTATTGGGTGGGTATTTGTATTTTCATTATGCTCCCTCAGAAGTTGAATTCTCTATGGAAAACATTAGACGTCTCAAACTTATTCACCAATTTGATGGTTTGAGAGCAGACAGGTGCGCGGGGGCACATGGTTTGGATTTAGTTGTTCCGTTCCTAGACAAACATTTTGTGGAATGTGCTATGACAATTGAACAAAGATTAAAATTACCAAAAGAGGGAGACCCAGTTATTGAAAAAAGAGTTCTTAGGGAGGTATTCCAAGAATATTTACCAGATGATATTTTGTGGAGACAAAAGGATGGTATGAGTGACGCAGTTGGTAAAAGTTGGGTTGAGGAACTCAAAAAGTTTTGTGATGAAACAATCAGTGATATGCATTTTAGAATGATGCAAAAAACAGCCGAACACAACAAACCAACAACAAAAGAAGAAGCTCTTTACAGGTTTTTGTTTTGGGAAAAGTTTGGAAGACAAAATGAACACTTAATTAGTGAAATATGGAGACCCAAATGGATTGACATATCTGACCCAAGCGCTAATCATATTAAGTCGCGTCTAAACAATGATAATTAAATATACTTTAAAAACAGTATGGACTCCACAACCAAACACTTTACAAAAGCTTTTGATCCCTCAAATGAAGAACATGTTATGTGGTTGAAGAGTGTTGGTGAAAAAATTAAAAATGTTAATCCAGGTGATAAAAAATTGGATATGGACAAATTGGTTAATCAAAACCCACTCAATGAAAAATTGGATAATTTCATGGACTGGGCGTATGCTCATTTTAGTATTGCTATGAAATACACAGACGCCGTGTTGAATGGTTATGCTTTTATACCACCTCATCCACATACAGAGGCTCACGGCAAATAGGACAAGTGCTAGATTTTAGCATGTTTTCACACAGGATACAGAGTGGGTGTTCGCAAGGAGTTCTTGAAGATGTATCTTCACGACAAACAGAACAAGTTTCTAAATCTAAAAACTCATCTCTAAAGACGGCAGTTTCCATTTCGTCCTTAGATGTGTCATAAAATGTATCATATTTCTTGTTATATTTAACATTCTTTAGGGTCTCGTATATTTGTTCAGATAATCTATCATTATCTTCAAGTTTCTTTGTTATGAGTGTTATATCTCTTTTAGCACTTGAACATACACACAAGTATAGGTCTTTTGTTATGTATGCAGACACTGGAATTCCCAAAACTTTTTTTACAGTACGAAAAAGATATTGTGTTTTAGTTGTTCCATCAAAATGATTATGAATTTCTTTGGTGAGATCACTCATTACAGGATATACAAATTATCTTTTTATATAGTATAATGTCTGAGAACAATAAAAACATTACTCAGAAACTGGGAACCGTATATCATTTCAACAAGGATATTACTAATTTAGAAAAATATTTTAAAAATTTATTAACACAAGAAAAAAAACTAAAACAAGAACATTTAAATCAACCACTTAAATTTCTTTCATATATGGAGAAAGGTGATGATGAATTTATGGAACATATTAATAAGGAAAGAAAAGATTTATATTATAATAATACCTTACAAAGTATATCATCAAAGCGTGCTGCAATGGTATATATACCTTCTTTTAATAAACGACCAATAGACAGTAAATTAAGTATAGAAAATAAAAGGTTGATATTAACAAAAACCATAAAACTTAACGAAGGAAATAACCCAAAGTCACCTAATTTGATGGATATGCGGAATGTTAAGATTTTTGTATCCCCAATTAATAATAAAAAATATTATACACGCAATACAGATATCACAGATACAGCAGATATACATACAAAGGCATACTTAAAATTTTTACATACCATTGGAATACATAAAAATAAAAATGGAAATCCTAAAGTATCGAATTCATTTATAATACTAATGATGACTTTAGTATACTTTTCACTTTTGAGAGATATAGATTATAACAGTATGGAAATAGATGAATTGGCACAAATATATAAAAATGTAGCTCGTGTTCACAGTAAAATACATATTAACGATAAATATAAACTTTTTAAATATTACTCTACATTTATATCTCATATAATCAAAGAAAGTGTTAATATATTACTCCACACTTTAAGTAAAAAAATTAAAGACTGCAATTTTAAAACAAACAACAAAAATGGCGATCATATTATTGATATTAAAATAATTAAACATTTTTTATTTTTTACCAGAGAAATAAATCTTTATACAAAACATTCTTATAATGAACTTATGTCTAGGGAAAAATTAGAAGAAATTAAAAATTCATTACTTGTATGTTCAAAAAAACATGGTATAGATAAAAAACCATATAAATATATTACAAATCTCGCAGAAAAATCTTTAAAAATTGTATACAAAAAAAGTGGTAGTGTTAGCAGGGTTACTAATCGAGATTTAGAACAATTAAAATCTTTAAGACATGTTGATGGATTAAATAAGGAAACTGAAAAGTTTAAAGACATATATCTAAAGTATTTACAATCACAAAAAAATAATTTGGTTAAACTAAGTAATGGACTTAAACGAGAAACAGTTAAAAAAATGTTAGAAAACGAAGGTTTAAATAATTCTGTAAATAATTTTTATAAAGCTGCGTCTATCGTAAAAAAAAGGGTTATAGATGATTTAATGAGAAAACATATACAACATTTAGAAGCAAATAATATAACGAATAAAAATGAATATAACAAATCATTAAGAAATTATAAAATGTTTTATATTGATGTATCAAACGTAGATGATTTATTATCTAAAAGTCATGAACAATTTGAAAAAAAATTAAGAACTTTACAAAATTCAACTATAAAAAAACAAATAAATAAAGCTAACAATTTGAAAAATTTAAAAAATCAATACATTTTAAATATTAAACAAAACGGATCAAATTCTATACCAAACAACAAGGAATTACAAGAAAAATTTAAAAATAAACCAGCGTATTTGAGAGAAATTTTAAGACTTAAAAGGGGTAGTTCTTCTAGTTCTTCATCGGCAGTTTACAAAGATGAAATTAACTATTTTAAAAAAATGGGTAAGTATAAACCTTTAACATCATACGAAAATCGCTTTTTACCTAACTATAAACCAATTGATGAATTGGAAAAACAAATAAAAAAATTAGAATCTAAAAAAAATACAACAAATAATAATAAAAAAATCATAAACAATAAAAAAGAAGAGTTAAAAAAACTAAAGAAATTATATAATGATAAAATGTCTTCATTAAAAAGTGGTTTAATAAATAAACGAAAAGGTATAAATATTGACACTGAAGCAAATTCAATTAGAAAGAAATACCAAAGCGAACTATTGGATATTGGTAAAAAATATTTAGAAGACTTATGGAAATCATATTACAATAGTCTCACTAAAAAAGGGACTACATTCAACGAAACAAAAATTAGAAATCAATACATGGATTCAAAAAAGAAATTACAAAAAAATTATGGTAATGGTTTTATAAATAAATATTCTTCTCCAATCTATAAACAAATTGTTTTATACAAAAAATTCCTTCAAGGTAAAATGGAACAATTAAGAAAAGATGTAATTAAATCAAAAAGTCCCAAAAGAAGAATAAAGCTTGTTCGTAAAAAATAATGTGATTATATATTAAATGAAATTTAATGTGCGAATTTTTATTGCAGCTATTTTAGCCATTCTTGTTTTAGATGTATTATTAAGATCAACTTCAGAGGGTTACAGAAACTATGTTAATTTGGGTTCCTTGACCCAAGAATTTAACGCTACTCACCCCAAGAGGCGTGTGTCTGGTCCATTCATGCACAAAGCACCAGGTGAATAATTTGTGTGTAAAAAATACCCAAGTTATAAAAAATAGTATAGTAAGTCAAAATGACATCCTTAGTCTCAACCAACGACCATAAGATGCGACCCTTCGTTGTGACTAAAGTATCTGAGATATTGAATTTACCAGTGGATGATAACAGATGTGTGAATATTGAAAAATCTATTTACAATTGGACTATTGATGAAGCGTTTAAATATTCCCAAGGGGTAAGTTGGGAAAATTCAAGAGTTAGGGATATGTATAAACAAAAATACATAAGCATTAAACACAATTTGGAAAAATCACCAACTTTGAAAGAAAAAATATTAAATGGTTCATTAAAATGTTCTACCCTAGCATCATTGGCACCTCACCAACTTTGGCCCGAGGGACCCAATGATGTCGTTTTACAAGAAAGATTGGCTCGGTCAATGAAAAAAGATTATTTCAAACAAGAAGAAAAAGTTGAGGGATTTTTTGCGTGTAGAAAATGCAAAAAGAGAGAAACCTCATATTATCAATTACAAACTAGGAGTGCAGATGAACCCATGACCACTTTTGTTACATGCCACAATTGTGATCTTCGCTGGAAGTGTTAATCCAATATTGAGAATGTGTTAGATCAGTAGGCATATCACCAACAGATAGAATGTAATTATATCCAGTACTTACTTTAGCATCCCCCTTGTGTTCCATTGGAGCAAAAATAAGTTGAGAATACTTAATATTCAAGTCCTTGAGTTGTTCAACAGTCCAAGCAGCATTTTCTTCGGTTCCTGGACGAGCTGTCATGATGACACAAAAATATCCCAATTTCATTGCCTCATCTAATAAATCAACCATTATATGAACCACGCTACCATTCATCATAATAAGAGTATCATCAATATCAAACATGACTGCATCACCAGGTTGAACTACTCTATTTTGAAGAACTGAAAGTCCGCAAAAATAAGCGTCTTTTAACGTCATTTATATATTATTGATATAAAGATTTTAAGCTCCTTTACACGAGAGAAATGAAATATAATGAACTCATCGATGTTCTCAATGATGACGGGACAATTGGAATTGCCCGTGTCATTGAAGGACAAGGTTCTTACATAACAGTTCAACTTCTTCAAGCAATAGATAGAAATACATTTGCGTTCCGAGATGATATAGATGTAATTCCAAGAGAAGCAATACAGGGTTTCTATGATACTGATGATATTTCTTCTACAGGAATGTTTAAAATAAAAGAAAACAAATTCACAAAATTGGATGAATCTGATAGTGAAACAGATGATGATTATACTTGCAGTGAATATACAACCGCTGATGAAGATAGTGTTTCATTAACTGATTCAGAGCAAAGTGATACAGAATAATTATCTTGTGTAATTGTAAATGTCCCCCATTCTCGTTATTACCGTTGGTATATTGTTATACTTTTTGTGGTCCACAATGTATAACCCCAAAAAAGAAAAAATGTGCGCCGCGTGTTTGATGCGTTAAAGAAATAAACAAATAACTCCTTAATGGAGTGTCCCGTGTGTTATGAAATTAAAGAACTCATACACACAGAATGTGGTCACTCATTTTGCTACCAATGTACTAAAAATTGGTGCCAAAATACAGCACACTTTGATTGTCCCATGTGTAGAAGAAATATGGAATTCAATGGAAAAACAATAATGAAAAATAGATGGAATGAGGGTTCCCTAACTCATGAACATTTTACAAATCAAGATATATGTTTAAAAGAATATGAAAATTTAAAAAAATTACAAGATCGTTATAATGTTTCAGGAATTTATGATACAAGATATATTATTCAAAGTGGTGCGACAACTAAAATAATAAATTTTATGAATAAAGGGTAGAAGATGAAAATCTTTTTTATGAGCACACATTCCTCACAAGGAACAGGATATGCAAGAATGGCTTGTAAAATGACAAACTTTTTTGCGGACCAACCTGGTGTTGAAGTTGTTTTCTATGGTTTTCAGAATTATCCTGGACAACAAATAAAAGATAGATTTATTGACCCAAGGATTAAATTTTATGACGCAGTCCAAATTGATCCAGATGCTATGAAAGGATTTGGGGACAATGGAATACTTCCAGCTTTGGAAGAAGAAAAACCAGATGTATTATTTATTTACAATGACCTTCCAGTGACGAATGCTATATTATCTAAAATTCCACAAGAAATAATGCCACCCAAAGTTTATGTGTACCTAGACATTGTTTATCCATGGCAAAATATTGACATGTATGACACATTAAAAACTTTCAAGATTGATAAAATATTTACATTTGCACACTGTTGGGCTAAACATTTAATTGATGATTTGGAATTTCCTAAGGAACAAGTTGTTGGTGTTCCACATGGATTATATGTAGAAGAGTTTAGTCATATTGATACAAAGGAAGCTAAGAAAGCTTTGGGTTTCAATGAAGATGATTATCTTGTTGTCAACATGAATAGAAATACTTATCGAAAAATGATTCCAAAAACAATTGAGGCATTTGTTGAATTCTTGAAAATGAATGACATGAATGAAAAAATAAAATTATATTTGGGGTGTTCTAAAGATTCAGATAGTGGATGTGATGTTTTTCTAACATGTAGAAAAGTATGTCTTCAAAAGAAAGTTGATCCAGTCACTGTTTTAGATAAACACATATTCATTACAAATAACCCAACGACAATGCCAAATGAAATAGTAAATCTTATTTACAATGCGGGTGATATCGGTATAACAACAACATGTGGTGAAGGATTTGGATTAACAAACTTGGAACACTTGTACCTAAACAAACCTCAAATTGTTCCTAAAATTCCAATTTACAAAGAAACAATGGGTGGATATGCAGTCATGGTTAAACCATCTGTGTATATGACAATGTTCCCAACTGAAGCACATTTGGGTGATTTAACAATTTGTGCTTCCAGGGATTTCGCTTTGGCACTTGATGAATGTTACAAAGATAAATTACAACAACCACTCGGAGAAGAATATGTTGTTAAGAACTTTAACTTAGACATCATGTGTGACAAACTTAAACAATATGTGCTCTAATATAATATGGCTCCTTATAACCCTCCCATCGCGCATTACAATGAAATGGATGTTTCTAAGTATGACGAGGACACAATCTATGACTTCATTGGTTCAAAGGGTAAAAGATTCTATTGGCTCACGAAATACCTTGGAATGAATTATCTTTGGTATGACGAGGGACGAAAAGTAATTGAACTTTGGGGACCCTATGAGTCCCTCTTGAATGGACAAGTCCAAAATATAATTAACTGTGAATTAGAACATTTTTGTAATTTCAGAACCTAAGTCGTTTAAAGATTTCCCCTACCTTCAACACAAAATGAGCCGACCCTTTCGTCTTGAAGATATTATTAACCCTCCTCCTACCAATTTGTATGAGAGACCATATGCACCTGTTTATAAAAAGAAATATTACATCGATGATTTGAGAAAAAATTATAGGGAATGGGGTTTGGACGAAAAAAGAGTTGATGAGATTGACAAAAGAATTCCTGAATACAAAAGAAATTATGTTTCTGAATCCAAGGAAACATTAAATATTGAAAAACTTGATGAACTTAAATTTATATGGTCTTATGAGGGTGATAAAGTTAATATAAAAATTGATGCATCCCTATATGATATGTATAATGATTACATTTCTAAGGGAGTTCAACCACCAGTTGATTTACAAGTGAAAGCATATAAAAGTGCTGGGGCTTCAGATGAATATATTGAAAATTTTATGAAAAAAATCGAAAGAAAAAAGAAATATGCTACAACTGTTGATAAA